CTGAAGCCCATTTAACGATTGTGTCATATTTTTCTTTTCCGCCAACTACTGAATGAATTGTATTAACGTGCTTATCTGCTAGAGCATTTTGTCCAGCAATATAAGAGTCTACTAAAGTTTTATCTAAACCTTTACCAGCTAAATCTTTATAAGATTTGTCAGATAAATTTCCACTTTTAGCATACTCATCATAGTAATTGTCTAAACCTAAGCCAGTAGCTTCTTCAACTTTTTCTTTATTTATTTTAAGTTGTTCAGTTGTACTAACTTCAGATTCTTTTGTTTCTTCTTTAGGCTGAGATTGTTTCTTTTCTAGTTCACCATAAGCTTTTGCTAATTCTTCTGCGTCAGTAAATTTTTCTGGTAACCAATCAGGTCTAATCTCAGAAGTCTCACTTGTTTTCTCACTAGGAGCTTTTTGAGCTTCTTGTAGAGCCTTGTCCTGTTCTTCTAATGTAGGATTTTTTTCTACATTTTTTATTTCAACTTTATCTACCATAATATTATTCCTCCGTTTCTGGTAATCCTTGTTGTCTTGCTAGTGTTCTTCCAATAGTTTGAGGAGGTATGTTTCCTGCTATTGTTTCACCAGCGTTAGTTACAGCTTGAGCTTGTTCCATCTCTAACTGATTTTGTTGTTGTGCCTGCACTTCTGCTTGAAGTTCTTCAGGTGATTTAATTAAACCTTTAACTTCAATTCCATCAGCAGTAGCTAATCTAGCTATTGCTTCAGATACATTTACATATTGACTGATTGATTCAGCTCCTAATGTACCTGCTAATGTTTGTAAAAATTGTACTAATCTATTTCTATCGTTACCTCTTCCCAATGCTTCAAGACCTGTAACTATTTTTGGTCTAACTACATTCTTAGGAAGCTTCGGTAATTTTCCTGCTTTTTCTAACATCGCTATTTTTCTTCTAACAAATGGTAATTGAAATTCTTGAGATAAAATTCCGTAAATTCCACCAAGAGAAGCTTGTAATTCTTCGGCTGTCATTTTTACTTCTTCTGCTGTAGTTCTTTCGCTATCTCTAATAACTGAAGCATTTAATAAAAAGGCATAAGATAATCTTTGCTCTATCTTAGCCATAGTTTCTTGAGCTACTCTAAAATCTGCAAATTTTGAAACCTGTAATACCGACACGTCACTTGCATTTCCTTCTATGATTGCTCCATTTTCAGATTGAGCTAATGCTCTAGCGCGAGTCGTACCATTTGGCGAAATAAGAAAAAGAGTTTTAGCTGAAGCTGAAGAGCCTTCTACGATTGCTTTTGTTAAATTCTCAAGCGATTTGAGGTCGCCAAGATATTCCTCGCAATATGAACGACCATAATTTTCACCATCAACTCTAATCATTCTTAGAGCCATATATGGAGTTTTATCTACTGGGTAAGAACCAGCAGATTCAGGTATTTCTACACCTTTAACTTCTTGTATTACTTCAAATTTATTTTTAATTCGTTTAACACAAGTATATAAATCACAAGTCTTGTCTCCAATGTCTTCAGGTTTATTAGTTTTATAAATTACTTCTCTTATATTTTCAGGAAGAACATTAATATTAATTGTTTCTTTTGTTATAATTTCTAATACGTTACCCATTGGGTCACGTTTACAAACATATCTATCTAAAGGAAAAACTCTTAATCCTTCTTTAGAGACAAATAATAAACAATTTCCACCTACGATAAGATGTTTCAAACATTCAAATAAAGCTACTCTGTCTGAGCTAATTTCAATGTCTTCCATAACTGCTTTTTCGACTTCGACTAAACCTCTGTCTATTTCAGTTTTTAAATTTTCATCACCCTCCATATCTTTGAGGATAAAGTTGTCTATGGAAAATCTAAAAAAAGGTGCGTTAGGTGGGAGTAATGTTAATAATAATTTGGATGCTAAATTGTTTACGCCTCTAGCTCCTATTCCTTGAAAAGGAGTATAATAACGTGAGGTCGCACTATGACCTTCTTCAGGTATAAGAGTAGGAATTGTATATTGAGTACATTCTCTTCCTCTCTCAAGAAATAATTCTCTATTTCTAGCGTACTGGTTATATCTTCCTTCTATTGTATTAGAATTATAGCCAACGCCATAAGTATCTGTTGCCATTTAATATTACAGTCCTCCAACTATAGGTATTCTTAATTGTGAAGACCCAACTCTTTTTCTTTCGTAAGAAGAAGCTAAATTCAAGTTCCTTCCACCTTCACTATATCCAGCCGGTCTTGCAGTTGCTTGTTTTACCTCTGTAACAGGTGGAGCAAGAATTGGAGCTGGAGGTGGTGGTGGCGGGGGAGCAGGCATTTTCGGTCTAAAAATACTTCCACACATATTATGTTTTCTCCAATATATTTTCTGATTGTTGTTTGTTTTTTTCGTGTAAAAAATTAATTACACTTCTTTGACCACTTCTGAAGCAAATTTCCCTGTATTCCATTGTAATAGGAGGTGTTCTTTCAGGAAAAAGTACATCAAGAGCATCCAGTAAATCTTTAGGAATTACTGGTAATTTTATGTCATCTAATTTCTTTTCAGTCATAATCTATCTAAAGTGTCCTTTTTATTAAAAAGTTTGCCTATTATTCTTCCACTCTTCATTAATTTTATTTAAGTCCATAGTGTAACCTTCTGATAATTTCTCTTTGTGTCTTCTCACCAGCATAGCAACCCGTGAATTACTTATTCCTAGACGTTGCGCAATAACAGTATTGGATAAACCCTGTTTACTTAAATACAGAGCACGCATGACTAATTCGTTCTTTAATTTATAAGGTGGCATTTAATTGTAATCTCTCTCTTTAACCATTTCCAAATAATGAATAGCCTTGTCTATATCTACTTCCTTGCCCTTCATTTGATGCCGACAGATATATTTAATGGCGTTACCTTCAGCAAAAAGGATTTTGTTTTCATTTATAAATTCTGCCGGTTGAATCTTAAAAGAGGAATAATGTTTTCCATTAACTTGTCTTTCTAATGAATGATAAGTTGATGATTTAAACATATCTTTATGTGTCATTTTAATTTGCTTTCTAATTTATTAATTTTTTGCATCATTCTTCCAATTTCTTTATCTTTTAATTTCATATCATTTCTTAATGACTTAACTTCTTCTCTTAGTTCTCCATTAAGTTTTTGATGAGCTGTATCAATAGTCTTCATGTTATTAATTCTGTCATGAAGATTTTTTATTTGTTCGTGTTCATCCATAAATTCAAATGGACTCATAACTTCCATAAAATAGGTTTTTTGTTTTTAAAATTATAATCAGAACTTCTTAATATTCTGGCCATACGTGCCTGAAGTAGAGCATCCTTTTCTGTTAGATTATTTCTTTTGTATTCTTCAACGACAGCTTTCCACATTGAAGGCAAAGTCTTTTCTGAGTTATATAAAACTCTTTCAGCTTTAATAGCTCCACAACCTTTTATTCCTGAATATCCATCGCTAGAATCTCCAGTCAAAGTTTGAAACATAAAATAATAATCAGCAGTTTTTTCATCTACTAACTCTGTTTGGTTGTCGTGTATAAAATGATGAAAACAAGGAATAGTCCTCATATCCTTATCTGAGCTTAGTATGATGCAATTATCTTTGTACTTAGATGTAGCTAAAATTCCTAAAGTATCGTCACCTTCTAAATCTGGTAAACGATAAGTAGGATATTGTTTATAAATATATTCCTTGAGAGGTTTTACAATTATTGGTTTTCTAACTTTCTTTCGATGAGATTTATATTCAGGAAAAAGTTTTTTCCTAAAATTAGTCTTATCAGATAAAGCTACAACAATATTATTACAGTTTAATTCTTTTAAATATCTGTTTAGAGTATTTTCTAATAATTCCTTACCTAATTTAGCATCTGCATGAAGAGTCCACATATCATCTTGCCATTCTGTAGGCTCTTCAATAGCAGTTGCTATTCGATAACAAATGATGTCGCCATCCACTAAGAGTGTTCTTTTCTTAGCTCTTATTTTTCTTATCATAATTTCCTTATTGTTGTTTTTGGATATAAAGTTTGTAGTTGAGTAAAATTTCTTTTTTAACGATGAGGCACTTACTGTTATTGCCATCGCCAACCATTCTTGGCTCAACACCTGATTTGATTAATTTTTCGACTAGGATTTTTAATTTTTTAACTGGAATAATTACAAAACAAAAAGGCTCATCCTTTTCTTGTAAAACATGAATCCAATAAGGTGCTTCTGTTATATTTAGTCCTGAAGCTTTTCCTTTGTATTCTAATTCGATTGCTATGTTTCCAGTTCTTGTCCACCAATCCCTTTCGGTCTTGACTTCAAATTCCTTTGCAGATAATCCTAAAATCCCAGCTATGGTTTTCTCACTAGCCTTGCCATAATCTAGGTCAGTGATAAAGTCGTATTTAGTAAATGGTTTTGACATTAATTTTTGAGGCCGATTGGTGAAACTGGTAGACACAATGGACTTAAAATCCATGCCCTTTTGGGAGTGCCGATTCGAGTTCGGCATCGGCCACCAAAATTAAATGGCTAGGCAAGTTACATACAACAAATAGTTTATTAATATTCTTACCTAACCATCTAATCTTAATGGGTCTGACTCCAATTTTTTCCGATTTTGTATTTTGCTGTTATAGGAAGTCTAATTTTAAAATGCTCTCCAGCTTCTTTAACTGATTGAACTGCTAATTTTCCTACTTTATCAGCAAGAGAATTTGTTGACTGCAACTGTAGCTCATCATGAATATGAGCAACCATTTGAACGTCATTTGTTTTTAATCCACATTGTTTAAATTTCCTATGTAATATAATTGTTGCTTGTTTAACTATTAGTGAGCCGGCTGATTGAATTAGTAAATTTAAAATTGAGTGCTCACTTCTAGCTAAAAGTTTTCTTTTATCTAATCCAAATATATATTTTTGATTTCTGAATGTTATTACAACATCATCTCTTAATTTCTTTAGTGCTGGAATTTTTTCTAAAAGCTTTCGTCTAAGTTCTTTTCCTTCTTTAATACCTCCTTCAATAATCTTGCCGAGCTTTTCATTTCCTGCTCCGTAGATATAAGCGTATATAGTAGTTTTCGCTTGAGCACGGGAGGTAAGTCCGAGAGCTTTGGCGTTTTTGGAATGTATATCCCCCTCCAATAATTCTTTTTTAAAATTCCCTTTATCGTAAGGAAAAAGAAAATGTGCCAACAAAGATAACTCCAAAGAAGAAACATCACAGCCAACAAGATTGAAACCACTTGGTGCGATAAATAGAGACCTACACTCTGTACCAAATGTAACGGAATTAGAAGGTACGTTCGCAATATTTGGGTGATTGTGGGTGCATCTTCCCGAGATTGCTCCGTTTTCAATGACTTGTCCATGAATCTTATTATTCCTCTCTAGTTTTAGCCAAGCCTGCTTACCTTCAGCCAACTGAGCTATTCTTTTTTGTATTAAAAAATGTTCTGATAATATTTTAGCTTCCTTGTAAGGAAGACTATTTAAAACTGTTTCGTCTACTTTTGGTTTTCCATCAGGTGTATAGACTTTAGGTTTCCAACCTTTATTTATTAACCTGTCACTAATATGGTCACGTGAATTTGGATTGAATGTAATTTCTTTATATCTTTTTATTCCTACTCCAGCTTTATAACCTTTTGTTTTGTTGTCTCTTTTTGGAGTAAATGTACCAATATATTTTTTCCAATTGAGGAAGGCCGTAGCTAGAATTTCTTCCAACTCCG